CAAATTTAGTGAATTTTAATTCATCTCTTGTTATTTCTGTAGAACGACCAAGATTAAATCCTTGACTTGCTTCTAATCTACTAATCGGCACGTTAAGTGAACGATAAAGTTTCTTTTGAAAATACTCTATGTCAGCAATCTCACCTAAGTTTTGACCACCAGGTAAAGTAGTAATTTCAGTTCCTCTCCCACCTTCTCTACGAGGTAACCAAAAGTCTTCTAACATAGACATATAATTTCTATCGTCTCTTATTTCACCTGTACTTGCGTCATAGACAAGTTTATTTCTATATCTTGCCATAACATCTCTTAAATATTGTTCGGCTTTGATTTTAGGTAAGTTACCTACATCAATATAAAATATTCTTCTTTCAGGTGCTCTTGCGATACGATAAATTACAACAGCATCCTCAATCATTCTTAATTGATTAACTGGTTTAATTGCTTTGTGTAAATAAGATAATACTTGATTATGCGTTTGATCTACAAGACCTGATGGACAATACGAAATAGCATCCGTTGCAATTTGTAAACCACCTGCATTTGAAGTAGCCGTTGGGTGTATTCCTCTTTCATTGAAAATATAATACTCTTGGTATTTGTTTTCAAACGCAAAAGAACCTGGCGTACCATCAATTCTGTTTTTTCTTATTTCTCTAATTTTTTTGATTTTTCTAGGATCAATGTATCTTAATTCTGTGATACCTAGTCTTGGTGAATCTTTTTCTATAATCTTATGATAAAATAATCTACCATCAACATACCATCTTCTAAAGATGTCGTGGCCTTTTATATCAAAGTTTAACAATTTCAATATTTCAGAAAAAGACTCTCTTATTTTACCTTTAATCTTATCGTTATATTCTAACTTACTTAAATCAACGTGTACGGATTGTTGATTTTCATTAGAGACTATTGCTTCTGAAACAATATCCTCTATCGCACTATCACATTCTGGATGTAGTGCTATTTCTCTATATCTTCTTATTAAATCTAATTCGTTACGAGCAGTAACATCAAATCCTCCGTAAGACGCAAAAAACCCACCAGCGGGGACGGTTTGTGTACCGTCATCCGCTTGAGGTGGGACTATATTTTGTCTTGGATCTGTTGATGGACCTTTCAGTCGCTCTATCTTAAACCCAAATAGTTCAGCCATAATTTATCCTCAATTCTACTTAATTATTTAGTCGTGTATTAAGTAGTAGTATTTGTTTCAAAGTATTGGTATCTATGCGTTGCAGTAAATGATTCTACCGCATTGTTAGTACCATAATCTAAAGCAATGTCGTCCAATGTTGTTGGAAACATTCCTCTAAATGTATATGATTTAATCACGTTGCCGTTTCTATCTAGTTGGTCAACGAAAGCATCAACTTGATAGTCTGATGGATTAACTAGTCCTTCGTTATCGGACATATTGTTAATACCATTTAACCATCTTTCATATGCGTTTCTGATTTTGAAGTCAGTATCATTTAGAATTGTAGTAGCCCAAGTTGCAAACGTTCTATCACCTGCAACATATAACTCTCTTCCTCTAAATGGAATAGCAACATCTCCAATCGTCATTCCTGGTAGACTTGTTGATGAACAAAGGAAAGACATATCTTCTGTTTCTCCTCCAACACTTGCAAATCCTGGGAAAGGCATTGTAACTCTAAACTGGTTAGCACGAGCTCCGCCGCCTCTTAACTTACTTTTAAAGTCATTAATATTTGGCATTGTTATTCTCCTATGCTCCTACCACTTCTTCGAAAGCAACACCTGTTCGTGTAGCAACGAATTGTAGAGTTATAAAGTTGATTGATCTAGCTGGTTTGACAAAAATGTCTGCTCTAAATTCATTTCTATCAATGACATCAGCAGTATTATTTGAGTCATCACATACTACTAAAAAGTCTGTGATACCTCTTCTGCCTTGTACATCTCTTAGGAATGGTTCAATGATTGATCTAAATTGAGCTCTTGTAAACTCATCATTAAATTCAAACAATTGAAATTTAGAAGCTGTAGAGATTGCTTTTTCTAAAGTGATAAACAATCTTCTTACATTGATTCTATCAAACGCACTAGGAG